GCACACTATGCAGGTTAACTCACAGAATGTAACTGTAGGTGACGTTAATCAAATCATATTATCTCTTGGTGGTGTGATACAAAAGCCAGGCACAGACTTTACAGTATCAGGTAGCGTATTGACATTCACAACGGCACCTGCTGCCAACACAAGTTTCTTTGCCATACTACTAGGCTCAGATAATGGCGGAACGGTGACACCGACTGATGGATCGGTTACAGGAGATAAACTTGCCTCCAATATAGCAATAACAACTTCAGGTGATGTATCACTTGATGGAGGGTCTTTTGTATTTAACGAGTCAAGTGCGGATAAAGATTTTCGCATCGAAACTAATGGCAACTCTAGTATGTTTTTTGTTGATGGCGGAAATGACGCGGTCATTTTTAATGGTAGCACAAGTAATTTTGCATCAGGATCACAAGCGGTTCAGGTATATAATTCTGGCTTATCCTTTACATCTGGTTATGGTATTCAAGGCGGAGCAAATACTGATAGAGCTTCTCTTAATTTAACATCAGGTGCTTCAGGGCATATTGTTTTTAAAGCTAATAACACAGAAGTTGCAAGAATGACTGCTGATGGTTACATGACCAAGCCACTACAACCAGCTTTTATAGCTAGTGTAAGCTCAACTCAAAGCAATTTATCAAATAGTGACACCATTACAATGCCTGAAATAACAAGCCCAATTGCTACAGACAGAAATTCTGATTTTGCATCAAGCACATTTACCGCACCAGTTACAGGTCTGTATCAATTTAATTTTAGTGTTTCAGTAACTCAAAAAGACGAGACGGCAACTTACGACAGGGTAACTTTAGTTACGTCAAATCGTGTTTATAAGTTTGGTATAACTCCAGCTCAAATGTTTGATTCAGCTCCTAGTTATCACGTTTACGCGGGATCAACTTTAGCAGATATGGATGCTGGAGATACAGCTAAACTTAGGTGGGATCAGTCAGGCGGATCTGCTCAAGCGGATGTATTTGACTCAAGTTATTTTTCAGGGTTTTTGGTAATGTGATGAAACAATCAACTTTAAAGGAGGTAAAACATGGCCGATCATAAAAAAGAAGTAACATTAACAGATCTACAACAAAAGATTCTGTCTAATGATTTATACAACGACACAGATAACAAAGGTCTAGATGACTGGATACAGGCAGCAGTTGATGGCAAAATTAACAACTCTTGGAAACGTATGCAACGTGAATGGACGGATAAGTTAATGAATGATGATTCATTCACAGATCCTATTCCATCTAATCAAGCAGACTTTGTAGCACTGGTCACGGCTCGTTCTGACTATAAAAACAGAAAAGCTAGAGACGACGCGAGTAGCATCTAATGTTTGGCGTTCGCTCATTTGCAGAAACAACGTTTGCCAGCACAGGTAATGATGAAAACTTCATCATTATATCTGGTAATCAGGTAACTGCATCTATAGGCGACGTTACTATTGCAGGTGTTGCCGAGCATGCCGTAACGGGCAACGCGGTTACAGGTGCTACAGGTTCTGTAACGGTAACAGCTGGAGCAACGGTCACAGTAAGTGGTAATGCTGTTACAGCAACAATTGGTGACACAACACTTAGCGGAGACGCAAACTTTGCGGTAACTGGTAGTGCAGTCACCGTTTCTGTTGGCAGTGTTACAACGACAGCAGCAGCCACGGCGGAACCAAGTGGGTCCGTTGCAGGAACTGTGGCCACTGGCACAGTAACGATTACAGCAGATTGTGTGGTAATACCTACAGGTAGCTCAATTACAGTACAGACAACAAGTGCTGGTGTAATTACCTGGAATGAGATAAACTTGAATGCAAGTCAAACATGGACAGAAATAGCAGCATAGGATATAAGTAATTATGGCATCATCTTTTTCTACATCGTTAAAACTCGAAAAAATGACAACCGGCGAAAAGGCTGGTTTATGGGGCACAACTACAAATACCAACCTCGACATGGTCGAACAAGCTGTTGGTGGTTATGTTGAGCTTAGTTTAGCATCAGGCAATCAAACGCCAGCGATTAGTGATGGTGCCGTCTCTGATGGACGTAACAAAGTTATAAAGCTTACAGGCACACTATCAGCTAATAGACAACTAATATTTCCAGACTCTTGTGAAAAAACATATCTTGTAATTGATGGCACAACTAGAAGTTCTAGTCACTATACAATAACAATCAAAACAAGTTCAGGCACAGGTGTAGCAATGCCTGTCGGATCTACTATGCTTGTAATCGTGGATGGCACAAATGTAATTACAGGTATTACACAAAAAGGTTATGTAACCACAACAGGTGCATACACAGCTGTAAACGGTGACCAAGTTATCGTAGATACAAGCGCAGCTGCTGTGACAGTCACACTACCTGCTAGTCCTAGTGTTGGTAACGAGGTGCACTTTTTAGATGGCAAGCTTAGTTTTAATTCTAACAATTTAACTATTGGCAGAAACAGTGAGCCTATACTAGGTAATGCTAGTGATCTAGTAGTAAACACAAACGGACAAAGTTTTACACTTGTATATGCAAATTCAACAAAAGGTTGGGTCAAGAAGCACTTTGCTGGAACGTAAGAGGTTTATATGGCTCTTATTGACTTTAAGATTTTACCAGGAATAGATAAACAAAACACAACCAGAGGTGCAGAAAACCGTTGGATAGATAGTGATAATGTTCGTTTTAGATATGGACTACCAGAAAAAGTAGGTGGTTGGGCCTCTCTTGTTGACAAAAGCATTGTTGGTGTAGTTAGAAGCCAACATCCATTCATTGATAACTCAGGTAATAGATATGTTGCGTTAGGCACGGATAAATTTTTACTATTGTACTTTGAGGGGCAGCTATTTGACATATCACCTTTTGATGCAGCAAGACAACAAACAAGTTGCACACTTGCAACGACAGATGAATCAACCACTGTTACAGTAACCACAGGGTCAGCACACGCTTTAGAGGTTGGTGATATAATTTTACTTGACTCAGTAACCTTGCCTAGTGGAACGGGGCTTAGTGCATCAAACTTTGAAGATGCAAAATTTATGGTCAACACAGTGCCTAGTCCTACAACATTTACAATTACATCAAGTGCTGCTGCAACCGCTACTGTATCCACCGGTGGGTCTACAACTGTAGAGTTTTACACAACGGTTGGACCACAGATACAAACATATGGATATGGTTGGGGTGTTGGACAATGGGGTGGAACTGTTGCTGGAGCTACAACATCCACAATAAACGAAGGTGGCACGTTTAGTGATAGTGATACAACTCTAACTCTTACAAGTGCGGCTGCTTTTCCAAGCTCAGGCACAATACAAATAGGTAGTGAGTTAATTACATACTCTGGTAAATCAAGTAATGATCTAACAGGACTATCAAGAGGAGCAAATGGCACCACTGCTGCAGCACATTCTAATGGTGCAACCGTTACAAATGCATCAGACTTTAGTGGTTGGGGCGTTGCAGTGCCAGCAGATCAAACAACACTAGAACCAGGTCTTTGGTCACTAGATAATTTTGGTGAAGTGTTAATAGCAACTATTGCAAACGGTGAGACTTTTACATGGAATGCTGCAGCGACAGATAGACTAACTGTCAGAGCATCAAAAACCACAAGTGGTTTTGCAACCGGTAATAATCCAACAGCATCAAGATTAACTTTAGTCTCACCTACTGCTCGTCACTTACTACACTTTGGGACAGAAACAACAATAGGAACAGCTAGCACACAAGATGACATGTTTATACGTTTCTCTGTGCAAGAAGATATAAATACATACACGCCCACATCTACAAATACCGCAGGAACTCTTAGACTACAAGATGGCACAAAGATCGTAGGAGCGTTAAAAGCAAAAGAAAGTATTTTAGTATTTACAGATAATGCACTGTATACGATGAAATACATAGGATCACCTTTCTATTTTAACCTAGAACAAGTGGGCACAAACTGTGGACTTATAGGTCGTAATGCGGCTGTTGAAGTTGATGGTGTTGCATATTGGATGAGCTCAAAAGGTTTTTTATTATACGACGGAACTGTAAAAACATTACCATGTGCTGTAGAAGACGAAGTTTTTGACAACTTAGATACAACAAAGGGTCAACAAATAGCAGCAGGATTAAATAATTTGTTTTCTGAAATAGTGTGGTGGTATCCTACTAATAGTGATTTTAATAATAAAGCGGTATCATATAACTATGCAGAATCAACAGGTGTAGCCGGTGGAGTTTGGGCACTATCAACAGAGGCAAGAAGCTCGTGGATGGATGCAAAGATATACGAAAGACCTTATGCAACTAAATTTGACACATCTGGCACAGGCACATTCCCTACAATATTAGGTGAGAGTGGTCTTGGACAAACGAAATACTTTCAACATGAGATAGGCACAGATCAAGTTAACGAAGATGGCACTGTTACAAAAATAACTTCCAACTTAAAATCGTATGATTTTGAAATAGAAACACAAGGTGGAGGCGGAGATGTATTTGTTTCTGTCAGTAGATTTATACCTGATTTTAAAACATTGAATGGTAATTCAGATGTGACTTTAGCGATAAAAAGATTTCCGTCACAAACAGAAACATCATCAACAAATAGTCCATTTACCATAGATTCAAGCACTACAAAAAAAGATACAAGAGCTAGAGGTAGGTATGTCAACCTAAAAATAGAAAATAAAAACGTAAACGAGTCTTGGAGATACGGCACACTAATGCTAGATGTAAGACCAGATGGAGCTAGATAATGTCAAGAATAACAGTTAGGTTACCAGAACCAAAAGAAGAATATGAAGTCACCACTCAAAGGCAGATTAACAGAGCTGTGACTGGTGTTGTAGAACAATTAAATACAACATACCAACAAGTTTTAAGAGATGAGCAAGAGCAGGAGGCTTTCTTTTTTTCATAATGTCAAATAGTTTTAAAAATTCAAAAGTAGATCTTACAACCACAGACAATACAGTTTTATATACTGTACCTGCGGAGAGCACAGCTATTGTAAAGTCTATACTTGTATCCAACGATGACGCTAGTAACGCGTGTGAGATAACTGTTACATTGTTAAACACTGGTAATACTGTATTTAGTCTGTTCAAACAAAAGGACATATCTGCTAAAACTACAGTAGAATTATTGACTAATTCTTTGGTCATGAATGAAGATGAAGAGTTAAAAGTACAAGCAGAAAATGCAAACGATTTACATGTGATCTGCTCGTATTTAGAAATAAAAAGGGAGTTTCAGTAAGGAGGAACTATGGCATTTGAAGAACCAGGATCAGTAGCATACTTATACGAGGGCGACAAAAAGATAGCTCAAATAAAGGTTGATACTACTGTGGTATTAAAAAACTTAAAAACAGGCAAAGAGTATGACTCTGATGCTGAGGGGGATGCTGACGTAGACGATCCAAATACAGACACAAAACGCGAGGATATCTCCAGAAGTGTCTATATAAAAGTGGCTAAAATGCCAGCTGTCGGATCAGAATCGTAGTTGCAATTTATGGCAAAAAACAGTAAATTGAACAAATGCCTTA